CCCGCATCGAGGGGCGCTTCCCGCCCGCCTCCGAGCGCGCGCTGGTGCCCGAGGATCTGCTGGATCGCCAGGCCCACGCCATCGTCGAGGGCCTCCCCGGCCGCCGCATGGGCGTCGACGTGGCTCGCCACGGCTCGGACTCGAATGTCGCCGTGCTCCTCATCTACGGCCGCGTGGCCGCCGTGCACCGCTGGCGGGAGCGAGACCTGATGAAGACCGCCGGCTTGGTCGTGCGCCTCATGCAGCGCTGGGAGGTCGCGCCCCGCCTGACCGGGATCGACGTGGGGATGGGGGCCGGCGTGATCGACCGTCTCCGCGAGTTGGGGCACCCCGTCTGCGAGATCGACTTCGGCGGCAAGGGCGGCCTGGGAGCCGAGGGGATGCACGCCCAGCTGGTCGGGGAGGACCGCCGCTTTCTCAATGCCCGGTCCCGGTACTTCTGGACGATCCGGGCGATGCTCGAGGCCAACATGCTCTCGATCCCGCGGCGCTGGGAGAAGCTGTGGCAAGATCTGGGAGCGCTGGAGTACGACTACAACGAAGCAGACGCGCTTTTCGTAACGTCCAAGAAGCAACTCCGCGAGATGCTTGGGCGATCCATTGACGACGCGGACGCTTTGGTGTGCGCTATAGCGGCTGGGCAAGAGGAGCGCGAGCGGGGGCCGCGCTTCGCCTTCCCGGCAGCGTGAGAATCCCCACGCCATGTCTGAGAATCCCCGTCCCTCGCACCAAGGCTTCGCGCTCGTCCCCAAGTGGCGCACGACCATGGTGTACTCGACGGAGGTTCCCGGAGGGGAGGCAAGGGTGATCTTCGCGGAGTGCGACAAGACCGGGTCCTCCCTGGAGGGCTATCTGGAGCGCATCGGCGACGGCAAGTGGGATGGACAGCAGACGTTCATCGCCCCCGATGGTGCCAGGTTCAGCCACGAAGCTGACCTGATCGAGCACCTGCGTCGCCAACGATGACCAGAGCCCTCAGCCGAACCAGCCAAGCGCGCACCCCGCGCCTCGCGGTCCCCACCCAGCGGGCCACCGCCCACGAGATCAAGAGCCTGCAGCAGTGGGCCAAGAGCAAGCCGTCGAAGCGGTACGCGATGGGCGCTGAGGGGGCGCTGGTCTCCCCCCTGCGGCAGATCCCGTGGATCTACGCGGCGATCCGCAAGCTGTGGAGTGCAGTGGGTGTGGCCCCGCTGAAGTTCCGGGTCGATCAGGACCCCGAGAGCAACGATCTAGCGCCGACGGATCCGCTGGTGCGCCTGTTCGAGCGGCCGTCGCCGACGATGAGCCGCAAGGAGTACCTGACCCAGGTGGTCCAGTTCACCCAGACCACGGGCGAGGCGTTCCACGTCTTCCACGACGCGGAGGGTAGGGTGATTCGGCCGCTGGACGACGGCCTGGACGCCCCGATCCCGATGCCGGCGCAGATCACGGTCCGCCAGGGCGGCGGGCGCCTGGGGCTGCAGTACGAGCGCGGGCTGCCGAAGTCCTGGCGCTTCTCGGACGAGGAGGGCTCCCACGAGATCCCCTTCGCCGCGGGCCTGAACGTCCGAATGCCGTCCGAGGAGGACAGGTACCGGGGCCTGGCGCCGCTGGCGCCCGTGCTGGGCATCGGGGAGGCGATGTTCCTGGCCGAGCTGATGAACCGGAAGCAGGCGAGTCGGGGCGGGCTGTCGGGTCTGGCGATGGTGAACAAGACGCGGACCCGGGACGACGTCTACGAGACCATGCAGGAGATGGCCGACCGGGTGCAGGACTCGCTCGCGGACGGCCGGATCCCGTACATCGAGGGCGAGATCGACTTCAAGAAGCTCGTCGACTCGCACCGGGAGATGGCGTATTCGCGGCTGTCCGAGCTCGGGCGCAAGGATAGCTCGGCCGTGTTCGGGGTGCCGGACGCCGTGCTGGGCATGGGGTCGAGCAACTACGCGACCTTCGCCGGCGAGATGCGGGGCATGTGGGAGACCACGGTCCGTGATCTGCAGTGCATGATCGAGGACGCGATCAACTGGCACTTGATCCCGCGGCTGCGAGTCGGGAGCCGAGAGGTGCAGGCCTGGGCGTACTTCGACAACTCGAAGGTGGCGTGGCTCCAGCCGGACTACGAGGAGCTCGGGCGGCAGGCCCGGGGTTTGATGGCGGTCGGCGTCCCGCGGCGCGCGGCGCTCGATCGGGTGGGCCTAGTCGAGGTCGAGGACACGGAGTTCGACGAGATCCCGATGTTGGAGGGAGGCCTGGAGTCCTTCGCCGAGGCGGTCCGCGGCTCTGGCGACGAGTCGGCGCCAGGGCTCTCGCCTGAGCAAGCCGCAGAGTTGCGCGCGATCCTGCTGGACGTGGGCAAGGGCGCGCTGTCGCCCGAGGCTGCCGTGCTGTTGATCGCGTCCGCGCTGCCGATCGAGGAGGCGGACGCCCGCAAGATGGTCGAGGCCATCGAGATCAAGGAGCCCCAGCCGGTGCCGGCGGCGCTACAGAACCAGCCGCCGCCCGTGTCGCCTGGCCCGCCCGAGGAGCCCGACCAGGAGCGCGCCGCGCGCCCGTTCGAGATCCGCCTGTCCCCCCGGCTAGAGACCCGGACCCGCATGGTCTCCCAGACCCCCCAAGCCGAGCGGGACGCGATCTACGAGGAGTTGGAGGCTCGACGCGAGGAGGGCGACTCCAAGATCAGCCGCGCGGTCCGCCAAGTCTGGCGCGAGGCCAAAGAACGCCAGCTCGAGCACCTGCGCGCCTTCGCTGCCGGTGGTGGGTCGCGCCTCCCCCGCCGATCGCTCTACGGCGAGGACCGCGGGATCCGCCTGCTGGGGTCCGAGTTGCGCGACCTCGCCAAGGCGATCCGCGCCGACCGGGAGCAGGGCGAGCAGCTCGTGCCCATCCTCGACTGCTGCGGCCAGGAGATCGCCGCCTGGTGGGCGCCGGTCGAGGAACGGCAGCGCAACTGGTTCGCCGACCACGGCAACCTGGCCAGCCTGCCCGGTGGCCTGCGCCGCTTGGCGGACGTGGCCGTGTTGCGCGAGGCGGACCCGAACCTGTCTGAAGCCGAGATCGAGGCCCTGTTGGTCCTGGGGAGCCCGGAGTGGGCCAAGGAGATCGCGGAGGCCTTGGAGCCGGTGTTCCTCGACGTGCTGGGCGACGCGGTCCGCCGGGCGAACTCGGACCTCTCGATCCCGTACTTGGCCGAGCCGGACGCCGTCTTGCTGCGTCTGGCGCGGGAGAACCGGATCAAGCTGGCCCGCGACATCCAGGGCACCCTGGCGACTCGCGTGCGCTCGGCGATGGTTCGGACCCTGAGTGAGGGGCCGGCGACCGTGACGGGGATCCGGGAGCGCGTGCGCGAGACGCTCGCCGAGCTCGAGGAGACCGTCGAGGACCAGTTCGGCAAGGCCAACGACCGGGCGCTGACCATCGCGCGGACCGAGACGGCCTACCTGGACAACGCCGCAGAGTTCCGCACCAGCGAGCTAGGCCGCGACGCCGGCGAGTTCCTGACGCACGAGTGGCTCGCAGCCTCCCGCAACTCGCCTCCCACCGGCCGCACCCGCCCGACCCACGTTGAGGTGGATCGGACAGTCCAGTTCATCGGCCAGGCGTTCCGCGTCGGCAAACACCTCCTGCTCCACCCGGGCGACAAGCAGGTCGACGCCCCCGAGGAGACCATCAACTGCCGCTGTGCGCTGCGCCGCCGCCGGCTCCAGACCGACCTCGACGAGGGTCTGATCGACCAAGCCACCTTCGACCGCCTCCAGAACGGGGCCGCCTGATCCCATGACTGACCTCGACCTCAACCTCCTCGACGCTGTCCGCCTGGGCGTGGCCAGCCCTCACGAGATGCGCCAGGCCGCGGACGTTGTCCGCACCTTCAAGTCCCAGGGCAACATGCTCCTGCGGGGCTCGGCAAGCCCGAAGCCGGTCATCGAGCGCGCCGCGATCAACCGCGAGGCCCGCTCGATCACCTACGCCGGGTCCGTCGAGATCGTCGACCGGATGGGCGACCTGATCCTCCAGCGCGGCTGGGAGACCGACAACTGGAGCGAGCACGGCGGAGTCTTCCTGTGGATCCACGACCACGGCGACATCATTGGCCAGGGCATCCAGACCGGCCTGGGTCAGGCGACCTACCGCGGCGCCCAGTACCCCGCGCAGCTCTTCGAGATCGGCTACCTGTCCGAGGACCTGAACCCCGCCTCCGAGGTCGTCTGGCGCCTCGCGTCGGGCCAGGGCACCCCCACCGGCCGCCCGCTACTCAAGGGCGTCTCCGTGGGCTTCCGCGGGCTGGACATGCGGGCCTTCGACTCCGACGAGCGCGAGAAGTACGGTCTGCCGGACGACCACTGGGGGCTCGTGTTCGAGCGCCAGGACCTGCTCGAGCTGTCCCAGGCGCCGGTCCCGGCGAACCAGGGCGCGTTCACCCTCAGCGACACAAAGGCGGACCGCAAGTTCGCCGCGCAGGTGGACGAGGCGTTGGGGCACATGGTCAGCGAAGGCCAGATCAGCGCGAGCCTCGAGCGCCTCTTCCGCGAGCGCTACCAGGTGAGCCCCGGCGAGGCCGCGAAGAAGGCCGCCGAGCGCGCCAAGTCGTTCACCGATCTAGGCTCGTGGGAGTGGCCGAAGGCTGCGGCGCAAGCCGTTGCCGAGGAGCGCGGGGCTCAGATTCCCGAAAAGGCTACCGACGAGACGAAAAAGTCCGTCGAAGCGGACGACGTTACGCCCGCAACGGAGAAGGCGGAGAGCGTCGAGCAGCGCGGGAAAGGTGGTGAGATCGAAACGCTTGACGGGCTGTTGGACGTGGTCCGCGAGTTGACGCCCGATGGGGTCTCTTCGCTTCGCCGTCTTAGCGTAACGCTCGAACGCGCGCGGATGATGGTGGATCGCGCGCTGGATGACTTCGAGGCCGCGCAACGCGCTTGCAGCGGTGGATCGAATAGCGACAGCATGGTTGGCGAACGTGCTACCAACACGGACGTGGCCGAGCTGTTGCAACGAGTCGAGCGACTCGAGCAGCGAGGTCAAACCGAACTGGAAGCCACGCCTGCAGTCGAGAGAGGGGCGGAGCAGGCGATCGACTTCACCGATCTACTCGACCGCTACCGACCCAATGCCGCCGGAAACCAACACGCCGGAGCAGCACGATGAGCTGCTGAAGGGCATCGACGGGCTGCTCTCCAAGCGAGACGCAACCCTCGTGTCCGATCTCGACACCAAGCTGGCCCAGGCCAAGACGGACGCTCGCCAAGAGGTCGCGCGCCTGGCCGAAGAGCACAAGGCGAGCCTGACCGACCTGGAGAAGATGCTCCAGGCGTCCTCGCTGGACCTGACCGACGAGCAGGCCGCCAAGGTCAAGGAGATCGTCGCGGAGCGCATCCAGGCGATCCGCACCCAGGCCAAGGAGTCCTCGGGCTCCGACAAGGAGGAGACCGCCGACAAGGCGCTCGACTTCAACTTCGCCCGAGCCGCTGAAGGCTCGATGGTCGACTGGAAGGGCACCGCCAAGCAACTGCCCGAGTACAAGGCGACCATGGAGGCCACCGAGAAGGCCGTCCAAGCTGATGTCGACGTGCAGGGCGGCTTCGCGGTCCCGGCGGCCTACATGGCCAACCGCCTGATCCCGGCCCTGGAGGCGCGCACCGTTTCGCTTCAGCTGGGCGCCACGGTGATCGACTCCCTGGACGGCGCTCCGGGCGAGATCCCGCGCATCACCAACGTCCCCGACGCGGAGTGGGTCGGCGAGGTCCAGGAGTCCAGCGACACGGACGTCAAGTTCGGGATGCTGCGCCTGAACCCGCACGGCCTGGTGAGCTACATCCCGGTCTCGCGGCGCTTTCTGCGTATGTCGGCCCTGTCCAGCGGCCAGAGCCTGATCGAGCAGCACATGGCGCGCGCGCTGTCGCGCAAGGCCGACCTGGCCGCCCTGAAGGGTGACGGCGCCAGCGGTCAGCCCCGCGGCATGTACAACACCACCGGCATCGGCGAGGTGGACTGGAACTCGGCGGACTTCGCCGGCGCCGACCAGAACGTCAGCGACCTGGCTGACCAGATGATCGGCAAGCTCGAGGACAACGACGCCTACGGCGGCCGCCTGGGCTGGGCCATGTCTCCGGCGGTGCGTCGCAAGCTGCGAACCACCAAGGACGCTGACGGCCGTCCGCTGTTCTTCTCCACGATGGGGATGCGCGACGCCGCGGGCGGCAACCGCACCGTCGGCGCCATCGCCGGGGAGTTCTACGACTTCCCCTACGCCACCACCACGCAGCTGGCTGGCGGCGACCCGGGCGACCTGATCCTCGCCGACTGGGAGACCCTGATCTTCGGCTACTTCGAGCAGCTCGTCTTCGACGTCTCGGAACACGTCCTCTTCAAGAAGCGCCAGCTCGCCCTGCGCGCCTACATGGAGGTGGACATGGGTGTCCAGCACCCCGAGGCCATCGCCATCGCCAACAACCTCGACGCCACGGGGGTCTGATCTCATGCGACTGAACTTCGAGCAACTCGGCCAGGTCGTTGGCCACATCGACGCGGGAACCATGTCGGACACGGACACGCTCCTGTCCGCCGGGGTCGACCGCAACGACTACACGCAGATCGTCCTAGTGCTGGATCTCGGCGCCATGGGCGGCGCGCTGAACTGCCAGCTGTTGACCAGCGCCACGAACAGCGGCTACGCGGCGGCTTCGCCGAGCACAGAGATCGTGATCCCCGACACCGGGGACAACTCGACCTACGTCGTGCGCTGGGACCTGAAAAACGCCACCCAGCTCAACAAGTTCGTGCAGGTCGAGATCGAGGCCGACGGCGGCTCGGTCGTGGTCGCGGGAGCGATGGTGTTCCTGTTCGGTCCGGGCGACACCAACGACATCCCGGCCGCGAACGCGACCTACGTCTACAACGGCAACGAGGCCGCGGCCTCCTGAACTGAGGGTCCCCTCCCCCTCACCCCGGGGGGGCTGTCTAACGCGAGTGGGCAGTCCCCCCACCCTTCACGCCGCCTAGCGCTCCATGCACCGTTCGATCGAGACCGTCTGCCAGCTGGCCGAGATCCTGCCTTCCGCCGTGGCCGACTCGGGCCAGTCCGCCGGCATCGACCTGCGGGGCTACGAGGGCTGCATCATCGGCATCTCGATCCTTGGCGGAGGCGGCGGCACGGTCCGACTGCAGACCGCCGCCCCGAACGGGAGCCAGGTTCCGAGCGGCGGCGACTACGCCAACGAGGGCGCGACGCTCGTCGTGCCCGCGGGGAACGGCAGCTACCGGATTAAGGTGACCACGGCGAACCTATCCAAGCCGTTCCTGCGGTTCATCTGGAACGTCTCCAGCAGTCCTGGCGTGACCTCCTGGGCGGTCCGCGCTTTGGCCTCGGGGCCTGCTGGCAACCTGAACGAGGCCTTCGACCTGGAACTCTAAGGGGAGGACCCACATGCCGGCGAAGACTGGCACCACCCGATCCCGCACCTCGAAGGCCCGGAGCAAGAAAGCTCCCGCGGCTGAGGTGCTCGAAGTGCGCCCCACGCGCGCGATCTCCTGGCCCGACGAGACCTTCCGGGGTCGAGGCGCGCGGCGCGAGATCACCGGCTACGACAAGGCCGGGAAGGCGATCTACGGCATGTCGGAGCCCTACCGGGTGCTTTCGACGGACCCGTTCATCGACGGCCAGCGGCACAACCTGCAGCCAGCCCCCGAGGGGTCGGAAGCGGTTCCTACGACCGAGTGGCCGCGCAAGTGGGCCAAGCGCGCGACCGAGCTCGGTGGCGCGATCATGGACAAGCGCTCCCGTCGCGAGATCGGCACGGACGCGCTCGTGCAAGACGTCGACGACAGCCAGATCCCCGAGCCCGACCTGGGCGACGATCTGGACGCGGACCTCGAGGCCCTCGGCTGAGGGCCTGACCCGTGGCGTCTCTGATCACCTGGGACTTCTACCGGACGTGGGTCGGCACTGCCGATCTGCCGTCCGGTGCGTCCGACGTGCAGGAGACGTTCGACCTCCTGAACCCCCAGGTGGGCTCGATGATCGAGAACTACCTG